TGTACCCCTTGTACACCGATGCTTCCGTCAATAGAGAAAAGCATCTGATAACTACTTCTCCCTTGGAGAAAATACAAATCCACCCCATCATATTCAGTACCACCACGGTATTTTGCAATGAATCGCATATGTAGCGGATCTGAAACGAGGCTTGCATCCGATGCGTCCGTCACCTGATGTCTATATACAATATAGAGACAGATTGTCTTATCTGACGGCAATTCAATACATTGCCCATAAATATCAGGTCCTATCGTTTTGCATTCATCAATCCACTCATTAATTGCCGAATATTTTTTTAGTTGTATAGCAGGAACAGAATAAAAAGCTTTATGTTGATAATTTTCTCTTAGAACAAACCCACTTGCAAGTATAGCAACTACTGCCAGTATGGCAAGCCCAATAAAGCATATTCCGCCGAGAAGAATCTTCATCGGTGAATCTGTCTTCTTTCCCCTTACTTCCTGCACTACAATAGCAACTAATATTAGGACAACCGATATTGCAGGGATAAAAAACAATGCCACAATTCCAATAGAAAAAAAGCAGAGAAATGCTATCCCAACATATACTGCCCAAAGTTCAATCAACAATCTCTTTGTTAATCTCTTTTTACAAATAGTTCTTGCATTGCCTTCATCTTCGGTAGACGATTTATTCTCCATTTCCTGTAGGCCTAGAATATCTATCAGTCTATGTGCATTTGTAACACTGGGTGTTGAAATTTCTTGTTCCCATTTTGCAATCGTTTGTCTCGATACTCCAAGTTCTGCCGCCAAGGCCTCTTGCGTTAGTCCTTTTCGCTTTCTTGCCTCGGCAATTTGTTTTCCCGACAACATGCACTACACATCCCCTTTCTATTATCTTCTTCTAATACTAATTAAATCAAATTCGTCGCATACTTTCAAGCAATTTTATGACTACTTTATGTTAACTCCTTGATTTTTTGCTTATTATCTTAATATAGTTTCCTGCATTCTCCACAATAGTCTGATAGCATCCGCGCTAATTTCGCTCTGCCCTTTTTGGTTTTCGCTTACTCTCGCCACGATGTACGAACACGACACTGCTGCCATCAACTGCTACAATGCCACCTTGACCACAGACGGCAACTTTGCAACGGGCAGGGCCTCGGCTGGTGCCGACCGATAATGCGCAGAAATATCGCCTGTTTGAATTCATCACAAACGGAGAAAGAATTTGGATGTGTTAGACACATGTGCGTTGCGGATTTTTCTGAATCGGTGAACAACAACAATCCCCAAGGTAGCTCATGTGTAAGGCGCTGCGGGGTGTTTTTTATACAATTTTTTCTGTCGGCTTGTACAAAAAACGCCTGTTGCTTTGCAAAAAAATTGAAAAGACTTTGATTTTAAAATGAAAAAGAAATAGCGGGATTTCCGCTCAATTTGAGAAACAAAAAAGGCGTTTTAGAAGTGTTTAAATACCTCTAAAACGCCTTTTTTTGTTTCCCGCTTATTGTTTAGTTTTTCGGTTTCCGTGCTGTTCTAAGATTAGGTCTTTGCCCGTTTTGCGCTGCCGAGAAGGCACTCGTTCCAGAAGATCACTTACATCACAGTCGAGAGCTTCGCAAATGCGATCCATGTGCTCGTAACTGATGCGCTCCGCCAGTTCGTTATAGTAGGCGGAAATGGTCGACGGACGGATGCCTGTTTCTCGTGCAAGTCGCGCCTGTGTCCAGCGTCGTTCACCTAACAAGCGGGAGAGATGATTTTTTATCACCTTATCGCCCCTGCGACCATTCTAAAATAATCCTTAGTGGGGCGTCTTCATTTTGGTAGGATATAACGCTTTCCGTTACAATTCATAGTTGCGAACAAGGACTTCTTTGTAGCCGTCCACACTTTGCGCAGACAGCGTATTACGCCGCGAAACAGGCTCAATAATGCAGTCGGCATACAACTCCCGCACCTGTGGGCAATCATTGTAGGACAGCAGGAAGCGGCCCTTGATGCTGTGAAGCACGTCGGCCAGCCGTTTGTGGTCGCTTTCTTGAAAGCGGGCGCGGTAGTATTTTTCGGTTTCAAAATATGGCGGATCGCAATAAAACAGCGCGTTTTCCCGGTCATAGGTTTTAATCAGATGCTCAAAGTCAAGGTTTTCAATTATGACCCGGCGAAGCCGTTCCTGCACTGCAGGGAACGATGCAGAAATGTTGCAGACGCCTTTCGGAGCAGTTGCAAATGTGTGGCGGTCTGTTCCAAAGCTGGCCTTAATAAGGTATAGGCTGCGTGCCGCTCGCTGTATGTCAGTCAACCCGCGCACCTGCTCCTGTGCCAGACAGTCAAAGAACACTTCCCGCGCATCTGGGAGCATATCAAGTTCATGCTGCAGGGCGTCCGGGTGGTACTTGATGCAGCGGTAGATGTTGACAAGTTCCGCGTCATAGTCATTGAACACTTCCATGACTTTGCTGCTCGGCTCACGGCCAAACAGTACCCAGCCTGCGCCGCCGAACACCTCAATATAGCGTCCGATGTCCGCAGGCATACGCTGCAGAATCTCATTGCGCAGGGCACGCTTGCCGCCAATCCATCCGATAAAACTATTCATGCAAATCATCCTTTCTGGGGCGAAAAGGTGATTTTATGGGGGGAAACTACGACTTTTTTTCATTCTGCGTTCCAAAATAGAACGCAACGACCATTGTTGCGATGGTGAGAAACTTGTCCGGCTCGACGCTTCCGTTGAGAGACAGCACGGCCAGCACAACGATAATAACCAGCGTGACGATGGTTTTCACCTTCAACAGCGCAGTGAGGGCTTCCAAAAGTTGCTTCATAAAAGGCCTCCTTTATGCCCAGTGACTCGTGTAGAGTTTCGCGTCAGTCAGCTTGCGTTCCTTGCAAACCGCCAGCACAGCGTCTGCAACAGCCTGCGCCACGCTGCGGATGCAGATGATCTGCAAGTGATTCTCAGCATTAGTGTAGCTGTCTGCCGTCGTGCCGTGTTCCTTGCAGACCGCAACAACTGCGGCGGCATCGCCACTGCTGACAGGGCCAACAGTGATGTTCTGCAAAAGAGAAGTGACAGCTTTTTCGCTGTTGGCAGGGATTTCTGCAGGCTTGTCCGCTGCCGGAGCAGCGCCATAGATGCCTGCCTTGTTGGGGATAGCTGCATAGGCCGTAGGGTCAAGCCCCTTGCCGCTGGCCGTGGCTCGCACTTCAAAATGACAGTGCGGGTGCGTGCCCTCTGCATTGCCTGTCTCGCCCATGATGGCAAGCTGCTGGCCGCTGATGACGCGATCACCGACATCGACAAGCAAGCGGGAGCAATGGCAGAAGTACATGAAATTGACCGCATCGGGGGTCTGGTCGGCATCAAGCTGGACACAAACATAATACCCCCACTCCCACGTTCTGTCGGAATGGTCGGTCACGATACGCGCCCGCGTCACACGGCCTTTGATGGGCTTCTGCGTGCCGTCGGGCATCTCATAGTACGGCATGAGGATAATGTCGCTGTCGACGCCCACGATGTCCATGCCGCCGTGCCATGTCTTTCCGCCGCCGCGCGTCATGCCGTAACAGCCATAGCTGTACTTGATCTGCACGCGGCCATCAAAAATGCTTTTTCCCATAGAGTGTACCTCATTTTTGTGCAAAGAAAAGAGCACCCCTTGCAGGGTGCTCGCGGATACATGATTTACAGCAAAGCCGCCGTTTTTTCCCGCCAGACGGCAGGAACTTGTTCCAGCGTCGTGCGGCCCATGCGGATTTGTGTCGCGTAAAATTTAGCCATTGTATACCACCTCCGCCAAATCATAAACGGCTGCCTCAAGGGCATCCAGACGGTCAGAGGCAGTCACAGGCTCAGCCTCGCGCGGCGGCTGATAGTCCCACCACGAATCGAAGTCCGCCGTGACTTCTTCCTCGGTGACTGCGGACGCAACGCGAATCTGGCGCTCATCGCAGTTCCAGACCGTCTGCTTGTTGCCCTCTTCGTCGGTGATTTTCTCGGACGCAATATCCTTGCGCAGGATAATGTCCGTCGCGCCATTCAGTGCGAACACCTGCACGGCAGCGGGCTTTTTAACATACTGCTCCATGCGTTTGCTCCTTTAACAGTAACTGTTTACTATGCCACGATACAGAACGTTTCGCAGCGCGGATAATTTTATAGACGTTGTACTTCTGGCAAAAGCCACGGCTGTCGCTGTGCTTGATTTCGCCCCACTGACTCATAATGCGCTGTGCTCTCCACCACGGCACATGCCCCAAAGCATCCAGATCGCGCTGGGCACGCAGGATTGCCCGCCGCAGTTTGACAAAGTTGCGGCCTCGGATGATGGTATAAGTGCGGCGTACCACATAGCCCATCATATCAAGACCCGGCGTGCGCTGATGGCTGCCAGCCTTGCGGCGCTTGTTCTGTTGGCGCTCGGCATCAAAGGACGCAAAGTGGATAATATCCCACGCACTCTTGATTGTCAGCCCCAGCGTCTCCTTTGCCCATCTGGTGGTGTCCTTCATCACTTTTGTAAGGTTGGATATGCGCCCATACACAGTGATGTCGTCGGCATAGCAGCAGATGGCAAGGATCATCTTGAACGACTTTCCACGCCGCACCTTGCGATGGGAGAGGATGTACCGCAGCACATAACTCATAACATAATTGAACAGCCAGCAAGGCAGATACCCGCCAATTAGCAGAACGCCGTCCGGGTAGTTTGCCATGACGGCCTCCACAAGCCACAGCAAGGGCTTATTCTTTCCGATGTCGCGGCGCAGAAGATTCATAACGCATTCGACTGTCGTGGAAGGATAAGCCTTTTTAACGTCGCATTTTGCGGCATCGGTCTTGTTATGGAGCATCCGGCGAAGGATGCGTTCGTTCTGCCGCTTCCCGGCAATCTGTCCTTTTCCGGGCAGACTTCCATACTGGATCGGCAGCAGCTTTGCGCGGAAGAGCGGGTCGAGCGCTCCCTTTGCAATATATTCAAAAATCCGCTGCCACGGACTTTCCTCGCAGATGTTGCGCAGCTTCCCGTTTTCCCGCAGTTGGAACTGACGCACAGGCTCAAACGAAACGCTGCGCGCCAGAATGTCGGCATGAGCCTGCTCGGCCACGGCGTCAATGGCCGTTAGGCTTTTGTTGCAAGTACAATTTCGGATTTCTTCACGCAGTTCAGCCCGCGTGATTTTCCCGGTAGACACTAATAAATTTTGAAATCTTCTCTTTGACCGCTTGCCAGTAAAGCACAGATGCACCTGCTCCTTGATAAAATCAAGGCTCTCGATGTTGATCTCCGCTGGCTTGCAGTACGTTTTCACCAGTAAATCCTCCTTTGATTTGTGTCGTCGGCGGCGTCCGCTCTCGCTACTAGCCCCCGCTGGTTTCAAACACAATTTTCCCGATATGGGCGGATTATACGGTGCAGTATATAATGTATGGTGTAATCGACAAATCAGCCACGCCAGCCGAGCCATTCCAATTCCTATTGCCCGTTGTATTGTTAGAATTAGCCGCCGCGAGCGAGGCATTGCCATTGTTATTAAGGTTGCAGCAACGCCACGAGGCCCGCACGCCGCGCCACCCACTACAAAGGGGCGCGAGGAACTCAGAACGAAAAAGCTAACGGAAACACCGCATAACCCAAAAGCATTATAACAAGAAAACCAGAAAATCAAAAGAGGAAATACAAAAAAATAAAAATCGTGCGACCCGGCTACGCCGGGTTAATAAAGGGGC